GAAGCTATCTGAGGCGGCTCGTCACCTGGTGATGCCGTCGGGCATCGTCACGACCGGGTGGCCCGGTGTGAAGGCCGAATGCGCGAAGCTCGGGATCTCATTCGACCCATGGCAGGACGGCGCGGGGAAGGTCATCCTCGCCAAGCGGGCAGACGGGTCGTACGCGGCCACCGTCGGCGGAGTCGTCATCTCGATCCCGCGTCAGGTCGGCAAGACGTTTCTGATCGGTGCGATCATCTTCGCGCTGTGCCTGCTGCGACCGGGGCTGCTGGTCATCTGGACGGCGCACCAGCTCGCGACATCGGGCGAGACCTTCCGCGCCATGCAGGCGATGGCGCGGCGTCCGAAGATCCGCCCCTACGTGAAGCGGGTGCTGCTCGGGTCTGGCGATGAGGCAGTCGAGTTCACGAACGGATCACGCATCCTGTTCGGCGCGCGCGAGCGCGGGTTCGGCCTCGGGTTCACCAAGGTGGGAGTCCTCGTCATGGATGAGGCACAGCGCCTCACAGAGAAAACGATGGACGACCTCGTCCCGACGACGAACCAGGCGGAGAACCCGCTGATCTACCTCGTCGGCACGCCACCACGCCCCGCGGACGCTGGCGAGGTGTTCAAGACCCGCCGGCGCGAGGCGCTCTCGGGATCGTCCGACGACATGGTCTACCTCGAGTTCTCGGCGGACCCTGAGATTCGGCCTGAGAAGTGGGCCTCGGACTTCATCGACTGGTCGGCGGTCGCGGTTGCGAACCCGTCGTTTCCGACGCGGACCCCTCGCGTCGCGATCCAGCGCATGCGCAAGAACCTCGGCCCCGACTCGTTCCGCCGTGAAGGTCTCGGCATCTGGGACGACGACCAGGCGGGATCTCGTCTGATCCCGGCGAAGCTGTGGGGTGAGCGCGCCGTGACGGTCGCACCCGACGGCGTGATCTCCTACGGTGTGGCGTTCTCTCAGGACGGCGCTCGGGTGTCGCTCGCCGGATCGCGGAAGCACGATGGCGGTGTGCACGCCGAGCTGCTCGACGCGCACACGGGCCCGATCGACGCCGGTGTCGAAGCACTCGCCGACTGGCTCGCGGGCTGCTGGCAGGACACCGCGCAGATCGTCATCTCGGGCGCTGCGGGCGCGCCGGCGCTCAAGCAGGCGCTGCGTGAGCGGGGCGTGCCGGAGAAGGTGATCTGGGTGCTCGACACGACGAAGTACCTGGCGGCGTGCTCGATGACATGGGATGCGCTCAAGGACGGCACGCTGACGCACCTCGACCACGAGGGGCAGAAGCAGCTGGACGACTCGGTCGCGGTGAGCGATCAGAAGAAGCGCAACGCGTCTGGCGCGTGGGGCTGGGAGGCCACCACCGTCGACGGTGATGAGACGCCCGTCGAGGCGATGAGTCTGGCGTACTTCGGTGCGCGCATGAGCAAGAGACGCCCCGGGCGAAAGGCGGTGATTCTGTGATCGCAACGGCCCCTCTCGGCGGCATTGACGTGCTTCCACGGTTCATGACGAATGTGACCGACAGCGAGCTCGACACGATCCGCACTCTCGTCGCGACGTGGCTGAAGAAGTATCCGCGGAACCTGATCCGATCGACGTACTACGACGGGAAGATGCCGATCAAGCCGACCGGCAACATCCCGCCGGAGGCATTCGCCCGTATTCGCGCGGTGCTCGGCTGGCCTGAGAAGGCAGTCTCGGGCCTCGCGGATCGGACGGTCTTCGATGGGTTCGTCTCCGCGCAGGCCGAGCAGGACCCGTTCGACCTCGAGAGCATCCTCGACGAGAACCGCTTCGACCTCGAGCTGCCGCAGGCAATCACATCGGCGCTGAAGCACTCGTGCGCGTTCATCACCACCGCGAAGGGCGACCAGGCGTCGGGCGAGCCCGCCGTGCTCGTCATGCCGCGCTCGGCCGAGTGGTCGGCTGCGCTGTGGGACAAGCGCCGGCGTCGGATCTCCGCGTACCTGGCGATCTCGGACATCGACGACAACGGCCGCCCGACGGCGATGGACATCTACCTGCCGGACGTGGTGCTGCTGTGCAAGCGCCGCCCGTCCGGCGCGTGGGTCGCCGACCGCCGGCCGAACCTTCTGGGCGAGGTGCTCGCTGAGCCGCTGACGTACGACCCGCAGCTGGACCGACCGTTCGGTCGTTCCCGGATCACGCGCGCGGTGATGAGCATCACCGACAAGGCGCTGATCACGATCGTGCGCACGGAGATCTCGGCCGACTTCTACGCGGCACCGCGGATGCTCGCGCTCGGCGTCGCCGCCGATGCGTTCAACCGTGGCAAGTGGGCGGCGGCGATCGACCGGTGGTTCGCGATCACGCGCGACGAGGAAGGCGAGCTGCCGGATGTGAAGCAGCTGCCGCAGATGACGATGCAGCCGCTGTCCGAGCTGTACCGCACCTACGCGTCGCAGATGGCGGGTGAGACCGGTCTGCCGATCTCGTCGCTCGGCATCGTGCAGGACAACCCGCCGTCGGCGGAGGCGCTCTACGCGGCAGAGAAGGATCTGATCGTGAAGGCTCGGGCGAGCACCCGCGTGTTCGGCGCTGCGCTTCGCCAGGTCGCGCGACGCACGGTCCTGCTGCGTGACGGCAAGGCATCCGCGTCCGATGAACTTCGGCAGATCAAGGCGAGCTGGGTGAACCCCGCGTTCACCTCGCCGGTCACGTCGGCCGCCGCGCTTCAGGCACTCTCGGGCGTTTTCCCGTGGCTGGGCGAGACGGAGGACGCGCTGCGCTACGCCGGATTCACCAGCCCGGAGATCACACGCCTGCTCGCCGACAAGCGCCGTTCGCAGGGCGGCGCGACGATGGCTCAGCTCATCGCCGCCGCGGCGAACGACGCATCCGCGACCGACCCGGTCGGGGGGGCGACGCGGCTGAGCTGAAGGCGAAGTTCGACGCGCTGGGCGTCGCCGTCCGCGCCGGCGTCGATCCGCAGGACGCCGCCGCGCGCCTCGGTCTTGGCCAGGTGCGATTCACCGGCGCGACGCCCGTCTCACTCCGCATGCCCGCCGACGAGGCGGCCGAGTTCGAGGAGCGATAGATGGTCACGGACTCCCAGGCTGGCACTCTCCGCGAGATCCAGTCTGGGGTGTCCGTGCTCGTCCGCGGCGAGCTCGACGGGTTCTTCGGATCGCTCAACCTCAGCAAGCCCGAGAAGATGCGAGACGCGCTGCTGCAGTTCGTCCCGCTGATCGTCCGCCGATACGGCGAGGGTGCGGCATCCGTCGCAGCCGACTGGTACGACGAGGTCCGCGCCGGCGCGAAAGTGCGCGCACGGTTCCGTGCGCAGGTCGCGAACCCCGTTGAGGCAGACCGGGTCGAGAAGATGGTCCGCTTCGCCGCCCGCCACCTGTTCACCGACACCCCGGCCCTGATGCTCCCCGCCATCGACGGGGCCGTCGGACGATACGCGATCGAACCGGCGCGAATGACCATCGTTCGCTCCGCGGAGAAAGACCCGGACGCCGCCGGATGGGGTCGCAGGGCGCGCGCGGACGCGTGCGACTTCTGCCAGATGCTCGCCGGACGCCGCGGCTCCTACCTCTACCGCAGTCGCAGCACCGCGCACTTCGACGCGCACGACGACTGCAGCTGCGTCGCCGTCCCTAGCTGGGACCTCTGATACCACCCGCATCCCGCGGGTTCACGCATACCCGAGCGGTCAATCGGGGCGAAGGAGAAGCAATGGAATTCCCCGTCACCATCGACACGCAGGACGCGTTCGACCAGCTCGTCAAGGAACGCCTCGGGCGGGAGAAGACGAAGGTCGACGAAGCGACCGCCCGCGCTGATGCCGCCGAAGCCGCCAAGGCCACGGCTGAGCAGGAGCGGGACGCCGCCCAGACCCGCGCGACCGAACTCGAGACGCAGGTCACGACTCTCGGCGCCCAGGTGCAGGGCTTCGAGTCGGAGAAGCAGATCAACCAGCTGCGCGCCGACATCGCGAAGACGGCCGGGGTCCCGGCCGCCATCCTCCGAGGTTCGACGAAGGAAGAGCTCGAGGCGCACGCCGCCGAGCTCAAGCCGCTTCTCACGGCGCAGGAAGCGCCGGTCATCCCCAACCAGGGCGACAGCCCCACCAACCCCGCCGCCACCGACAGCGAGGAGCGCGCCGCAGCACGGGCGCTCTTCGGGTCGAGCGACGACTAACCACTCCCGGAAGGAGTAACCGTCATGGCCGTTTTCGGTACCGCCGAAGCCAAGGTGCTCATGCCCCGCACGATCGCGGATGGCATGGTCAAGCAGTCCAAGTCCCTGTCCACCGTCGCACGACTGTCGAACCGCGAACCGATGCGGTTCGGCGACGTCGACATCATCACGTTCAACGACTTCCCGAAGATGGAGTACGTCGAGGAGGGCGGCAACAAGTCGTCCACCGGCGCCAGCTTCGGCGCAGTGACCGCCAAGCCCCACAAGGGCCAGGTCACCATGCGCTTCAACGAGGAGGTGCAGTGGGCTGACGAGGACTACCAGCTCGGCATCCTCCGCGAGGTCGCTGACGCCGGCCAGGTCGCCCTCTCGCGCGGTCTGGACCTCGGTCTGTACCACCGCATCAACCCGCTCTCCGGAACGGTCATCGCCTCGTGGGACAACTACGTCGGCGCGACCACGAAGCGCGTCGAGCAGGCCACCGCTGACGCTGACGCGGACTTCCGCGCCGCCGTCGGCCTGCTCATGAACGGCGCGCCCGCGACGCAGGTCAACGGTGCGGCGATCGACCCCCGCTTCGCCTGGGCGCTCGCCGACCTGAAGAAGCGCGACGGCTCGGGCGAGACCTCGGACCAGCGCTACCCGCAGCTCGGCTTCGGCGCGTCGATCACCGACTTCATGGGCGTGCCCGTGGCAGTCGGCGACACCGTCTCGGGCACCCCCGAGGCGGCCGACACCAACGTCCGCGCGATCGTCGGTGACTTCCAGAACGGCATCCGCTGGGGCGTCCAGCGCGAGCTGCCGGTCGAGATCATCCGCTACGGCGACCCGGACGGTCAGGGCGACCTGAAGCGGAAGAACCAGATCGCTCTCCGCCTGGAGATCGTCTACGGCTGGTACGTCTTCGCGAGTCGCTTCGCGATCGTCGAGAACGCGGTGGCCTGATCATGGGCCGCTTCCGCAACGCCAAGACGGGTGTCGTCGTGAACGTCGACGACGAAACCGCCGCCACCCTCGGCACGGAGTGGGCAGACGCCGACCAGGCCGAGTCGTCGAGCGCCGACGAAGCCGCTGCCGAGAAGGCCGCTGCCGAGAAGGCCGCTGCCGAGAAGGCCGCTGCCGAGAAGGCCGCTGCTGAGAAGGCTGCCGCCGACAAGGCCGCTGCCAAGGCGCCGGCGAAGAAGTCCGAGTAAGACAGGGAGGCCCGACCATGGCTGACACCGACCCGATCGACGGCGCGTACGCGACCATCGCGGATCTGAAGGCGATCTGGCCGGGCTTCCCTGCAGGGCAAGAGGGAACGGCGGCGGCGCTGCTGCAGGATGCGGCTGTCCGCATCGACGCATACGCGCCGCCGCCCGCCCCGCCCGTCGAGCTGACCGCGAGCCAGCTCGCCACCCGAAAGACCGTCGCCCGCGAGATGGTGAAGTGGGTGATGACCAGCGATCAGGCGGCCGCCGGCGCACCGGACGTCACCGCGAAGACCCGCAGCATGGGGCCGTTCTCCGAGTCGTGGACGTACGACCGTCCCGGCCGGACGCTGATGCTGACCGAGGAGCACAAGCGGATGCTGCGACCGCGCGTGCAGGAAGCGTTCACGGTCGCTGCCGTCCCGGTCGAGCCGTTCGACCCGCTGTCGGTGCTGCCGTGAGCGTCCCGCTTCCGGGGTACTTCACCCCGCACACGATCACCGTCCGAGCGTTCCTCGGCCGCGGGAGCCTCGGCCCCCGCTACGCCGACCCGCGCGACCTGCCCGCGTTCGCATCGGACGAGCAGAAGCTCATCCGCGCCGCCGACGGCACCGAGGTCGTCGCGTCCGGTGAGGCGCACATCAACTTCGACGAACAGATACCCATCGGGTCGCTCGTCACAGTCTGGGCCACCACGGAGCGCACAGTCGTCGCCGTCGGCCGCCACCAACACCCCACGCTGCCGTCGTATCAGACGCTGTCGCTCGTCTAGGAGGTGCCCTGTGAAGCTGCACCTGCCCATACTCGACGCGTTCGAGCAGGCCGCGGTCGACGGGCTGCTCGAGCATGGCCGGGCGATCGAGGAACGTTCCAACGAACTCAGCCCGACCGACACCGGCGAGACCGACAAGACCTCGTTCGTCGCGGTCGAGGATCTCACCGTGCAGGTGGGGTACACGTCGTTCATCGCACGGCTGCAGCACGAGAACCTCGACAACCAGCACAAGCCCGGCGAGCAGGCGAAGTTCCTCGAGACGGCCGTCGACGAGCTCGCCGGCGACCTCGAAGCGACCCTCGCGAAGCACGTGCAGGGGGTGCTCGGTGGATGACGACACCCTGACGCGCCGCATCTGCGCGCACCTCGGCCGCACGCCCGGCTGGGCGTACCGCCCGGACGGCCCGGACTTCGCGCCCTCTGAGGTCGCCATCTTCTACGGCGGGCTCGGCGACGCGCCAGCCCGCGCGATCGGCGTCCGCGTCTACGGGCTCGGCCCCGGCGACCAGACGTACACGAACACCCGCCGGGTGCAGCTGCGCTTCCGCGGCGCGCGCGACGACCCGACGGGCGCGAATCGACTTGCCAGCACCGCGGAAGCGGTGATGCAGGGGCTGTCCATGGTGGGCGGCTTCAGCGAGGTGCTCCGCACGTCGCTGGCCCCGTTGGGGGCAGATCAGAACGGCCGTGAGGAGCGGTCGGACAACTACATCATCACCCTCGACAACCTGGAGGCATCATGAACAACCGCGCACCACTTCCCGCCGGTACCACGCTCGGCAAGAGCCACGAGTATGGCATCGACATCAACCTCGGCACCTTCGGGTCGCCGGACTGGCAGCCCATCCGCCGGATGAGCGCCTTCAACCCGACGTTCCCGCCGGTGAACACCGACGTCGGCACGTACGACGACGAGGGCGCGCCGAACAACGGCGTCACCGGCCGCGGCTTCGCGACCGGCTTCACCGTCCAGGCGAACCGCAACCCGCTCACCGGGCTGTACCTGCCCGAGTACGAGCGGCTCATCGCCGCGAGCCGTGCGAAGGGCGAGGGTGCAGAGGTGGACATCCGCTTCTACCACAAGCCCTCCACCGGCGCCCCGAACCCGAACGACGCGGGCCGCGCGCTCGCGACGGTCGAGATGAGCCGCAGCGATACCGGCAACGCCGGCGTCGAGGTCGGCTCAGTCTCACTGACGGGCAAGGGCGAGTACATGCCCATCGCGAACCCGTTCACCGGATGGGGTGCCACCGCCCCGCAGATCGCCTACGTCGGCCCCGACGGCGCGACGGACGGCGCTCTCGTCACCGTCACGGGCGCCGGGCTGCTCACCGCCACCGCGGTGAACGTCGACGGCGCTCCGGTCCTGGCGGACGAGTACATGATCGTGAACGACTCGACGATCGTGCTGCAGCTGCCCGTCGGCGCAGCGGGCGTCGTCCCAGTGACGGTCACCAACCCGGCCGGCACCTCCAATCCCTACTCGTTCAACCGAGGAGAGTGACATGGGCGCGGTCGACTTCACAGACTGGGCCGACCGCGACCTCGTGCTCACGCTGGGCACCGCCACCTACCGGGTGCCGGTGCCCAGCGGCGAGGACATGGGGAAGATCCTCGCGTCGGCGATCCGCGGCGAGGTGAACCTCGGGCAGGTCGCCGGACCAATCCCCGCTGAGGTGCAGGCCGTGCTCGACACGATCGAGCCCGGCACGTCTCCGGCGCTCGGTCCGGTTTGGCAGCAGCTCATCGACGACAACGTGCCCCCGTACGTGCGGGACCGAATGGCGTACTACGCCGTGTTCTTCTGGGCGCGCGGCCGCGAGTATGCCGACAGTCTCGCGAAGCTGCTGTGGACGCAGCGCGACCTCGACACGCCCCCGGAAGAGGGTGAGGTCGTCGGCCCAAAAGACCGGTGACGGTCGAGGAGTGGGCACCGTACGGTGTCGGCAC